TTACGGATTATTTATAAATACCTCCCATGGTTTTTTTTGGTTCATGATGTATTTAGATATAAATAAACGATATGGATCGCATAGCAAAAATATTACAAATTCCTCCTCTTTCTGATGAAGAGTTATTAGAATTAGAAAAAGAGTGTTCAGAAACACTGAAATTTTCTAAAAATAACCAAAAAGGTGTTTTGAACTCTCATTACGGTCGCAAACACTCAGAAGAAACAAAATTTATCATCTCTTGTTCAGCTAAAAACAATAAAAGAAGGGTTGGTAAAAAACATACAGAAAATTCAAAATTAAAAATGAGGGAATCTGCATTAAACAGACCTTCTAATAGAAAAGGTAAATCTCCTTGGAATAAAGGTATTCCTCATTCAGAAATGACGAAAAAGAAAATAAGTGAGAAAAAAACAGGTGTGAAAAGAGCAAAAAGTTTTTCAGAAAAAATGAAAAACATTTCAAAAAAAAGAGAAAAAAATCAATGTGGATATTGCCATTCTTTTTTCGATAAAATGAACTACTCTAAATGGCATGGAGAAAATTGTAAAAATCGTGAAAAATTATTATAAAGGTAGGTTCAAGCCCAAAAATCCACAAAAATATCTGGGCGACTCATCGAACATAATTTATAGGAGCAGATGGGAGTTGACTTTTATGTCATATCTTGACTCCCAGCAGAACGTCATTCAGTGGGCATCTGAAGAGTTTTGCATTCCGTACAGATCACCAATGGACAACCGTGTACATCGCTATTTCCCAGACTTTTTGGTGAAGAAAAAGACACCCGAGAATCAAATAGAGACGCTCGTAGTTGAAATCAAACCAATGACCCAATCCAAACCCCCAAAGCCGCAAACAGGCAAGCCGACACGTGCCTACCTCCGCGAGGTGTACAACTGGGGTATTAATTCAGCCAAGTGGGAAGCGGCGAATAAATATTGTGAGGAAAGAGGGTGGAAATTTCTGGTCATTGGGGAAAAAGAACTTGGCATCAATTTTTGACAGGATCGTAATTCAGGGTGTTCGTGAGGGTAAAATCCCAGCACGCACTCAAGATGCACGCAATTGGTTCCGTGACACGGCTCAGAAAATCAGAGCAGTGAATGAGCGCAGCCTGATGAAAAACGAAAAAGATCGTTTGGTCAGTCAGCCAATCGTCGGTAGCATGTACATGTTCTATTATGACCCAAAGTAGGCTGCTGAACTGCCATACTATGACAGATTTCCTCTCATTTTCCCATACAAAAAGGTTGAGGGTGGCTTTTATGGGCTCAACCTTCACTATTTACCACTGCAATACCGAGCAAAATTGATGGATGGTTTGTACAGTTTCGCAAACAACACTCGCTATGATGAGTCAACAAAACTCAAAATGAGTTATCAACTGCTATCAAATGCAGCCAAACTTCGTTTTTTCGAACCTTGTTTGAAGAGATATTTGATTGACCATGTGGGATCTAAATTCATGTATGTTTACCCATCAGAGTGGGATATTGCATTGTTTTTACCAACAGAAAGATTTGCCAAAAAGACCAAGTCACAAGTCTGGGCAGACTCTAAACGCATGCTGGGAGGCATATAATGGCTGAGTCTTTAGAAGAAGCAATTGCAGTTGCCAACCAACAGGCTGGGTTAGATCAAAAAAATAAAAACACGCTTGGTGGTCCAACCAGTTATGCAGCCACAGAGACATTAAGAAATCGTCCTGCTGCAGAGCAATTAAATGCTGAACAAGAATTGGAAACTGTTACTGTTGTTTCCCGCGCAAGACCATTTAACATTAATGAATTTAGATCAGAACTCAACACAAATGGAGTTTTGCGTAGCCACAGTTTTACAATGGTTATGCAACCGCCAAAAATGTTTTCTGATAATGAACAATTTTTAACTGTTTTTGGTGATGAAACGTTTAGTGGTCCAATCCAAAATCCAGATTTAAGAAATCTAATAATGCGTTGTGAATCTGTCGTTGTTCCTGGTGTAAACTTTTTTACATCTGACAATATTAGACGCTATGGTTATGGTCCAATTGAACGTCGCCCATATTTGCCACAGTTTAACCCGATCACCGCAACATTTGTTGTTGATAGGGCTGCTGAAGTAATTCGCTTTTTTCACCTGTGGAATAATGGTATCATGAACCATGACGTTTTTGTGGGGGGATTCAATGGCTCTCCAGACACTGTTTCAAAACCATACTTTTTGCGATATAAAGACGATTATATTAGCCCACAGTTGACGATTTTCGTATATGATGAAAAATTTCAACAGTCATTTGTTGTTAAATTGAGAGACGCTTACCCATTGACAACAACAGATATTTCAATGTCGTGGGGTGCAACAGATGATGTTATTAGATACAGCGTAACATTTATGTACACTGATATGGCAATTGATTTCAAGTCGATAGGAACTGGTGGTGGTAAAATACTCGCATCTGCTGACAGTGGTCCAGATTTCAAAGCGGGCAAAGGTATTGTTGATAAGATTAAAAACCTTGTCAATGGAAAAATTTATTCAGCCCAAGAAAAGATTACAAATAAGATTTTAAATTCATTTTAATGAAATGAGGAGTTGATCATGGCTTTACCGAAAATACAATCACCTACATTTGAAGTGATTATACCATCCATTAACAAAACTGTTTTGTTTAGACCATTTTTAGTCAAAGAAGAAAAAATTCTTTTAATGGCTCAACAAAGCAATGATGATAAAGATATTATCAAGGCTATCAAGCAAGTTGTCAACAACTGTTGTTTAGATGATAAATTAGACATCGACAAACTGGCAACATTTGATCTTGAGTATTTGTTTCTGAAACTTCGAGCAAGATCAGTGAACAACGTTGTCGAAATTTTATACAAAGATGCAGAAGATGAAAAGGAATACAAATTTTCTATAAATTTGGATGATGTTGAAGTTACGATGCCGAAAAAATCTGAAAAAAATATTAAGATCAATAAGAAGTCTGGCATCGTTATGAAATACCCGAACTTGAGCATCGTGGACCAAATTAAAGATTTTAAAGATGAAATGGAGTTTTTAAACTTCTTCATCATTAAATGTATCGATGAAATTTACGATGAAAATGATGTTTACCCTGCATCAGAACAAACAGATGAAGAGTTGCAAGAGTTCATTGACAATTTGGATGTGAAAACCTTTGACAAAATCAGAGAGTTTATGGAGAATATGCCAAAACTTGAACATGTTATAACTTATACTAACTCTTTAGGAAAAGAGAAAAAAGTAACGTTGAGTACACTAAATGATTTTTTTACATTGGGCTGAGTCATACCAGTTTAGCAAATTATTATAACATAATTTTCTCATTGGCTCAGCATCATAAATACTCGATAAGTGATATTGAAAATTTGATACCGTTTGAAAGAGACTTGTATGTACAAATGTTAATAGACTTTTTGGAAAAAGAAAAAGAAAAAAGAGAGCAAAAATAAATGCCATTACCACTAGCAGGAATATTAGGAACCCTCGGAAGAGGAGCAATGTTAGCGAGATCAGTAACGCCAATTGTTTCGGGATTATCACTCAGCAGATTTGGTATGGGTAGAGTTTTCCCATTTTTGAAAGACACTCTGAAAAAAGGGGCAGAACTGATAAAACGTGGCGGCAAAGGCGTGGCGAAAAGAATTCCTACTGCTGCTGCATTATTTCTTGGTCTTAATAAATTTGGCTCCAAATTTGGTGAAGAGGGCGGGGAATTTTTACAACCAGAGCAAAATGGTGGTGCGTTTTCGGAACGTGGTGTACTTGGTGCTGGGGGTGGTGAAGCATTAGGTGCTGCATTACCAAGTTTAAGAAATGCAAACATTCCATCGCTGCCAAGTTATAAAAGTGGTAAAGAAGGAGAAACTACAGCCAAACTTCTTTCAATTGCAATTAAATATCTTGCTGGAATTGATGCCACTTTAAAAAACCAACTTGACGTACAAAGAGCATCATTTACACAAACAAATCAAGCAGCAAGAGAAAAAAGTTTAGAGGGTTCCGATATAGAGGGGGGCAGACCTACATCATCAATAGTATCAAGGATGAAAAGTGCTGGTGGTGGTATTTTGTCTTTCTTTTCCAGTATGTTAATGAAAACATTACTTTTAACTGCACCATTGATTATCAAAAAGATTTCCGACATGGTGGATGGGTTTGATTTTGGTTTTGGTGATGATGAAGAAACCGAACCAAGAGCAACACCTCAAAATGGAATGACAAATCAAAATGGAATGACAAACGATAGACCATCTACAGGCGTTTTGTCTGTCAGAAACAATAATCCTGGTAATTTGAGATTTGCTAATCAAAGAGGGGCAATAGGAAAAGACAAAAACGGTTTTGCTATATTCCCAACTCGAGAAGCTGGAATGGAGGCAATGAGGCGTCAAGTCGCAAAGGACACTCAAGAAAGAGGTTTGACATTAGAAAATTTCATTAAAAAATATGCCCCGCCAAGCGAAAATCCAACTTCTGAATATGTGAAAAACGTTTCAGAAAAAACTGGAATTGCTCCAAATGCAAAAGTTCCTTCTGATAAAATACCTGATGTTATGAGGGCGATGGTGCTTCAAGAGGGCGGTCAACAGGCAATTCAATATTTTTATAACAATCAAGCCCCTACTTCTGGACAAATGGTTGCTCAACAAACTTCAGGGTCAGCAGCAAAAATTTCAGAAGCAGCAGTTGATAGAGCCGCCAGAGAAAGCGGAGTAGCAACAACGCCAACAACACCTGCACCAGTTGTAGTCGCTCAAAACGCACCACCGCCAAGTTCAACGACGGTGACTTCTGGTGGTCCTGGCGACCCAAGCAGTGTAAGTTCTGATAGAACGTTGATGACTTGGATTCAATACTTTTCACCATTGCAAGCATAAAAAAAGAGGGGTGGCTTTCACCACCCCTCCCAACCCAATCAATCTTCAGCCGCGAATTAATCCTCGCTAGCAAGTTTCTTGAAGAACTCAAGATCCTCGTCATCATCACTGCTTGTGGCAGTGACTGGAGCCTCCTTCGCCTTGAATGTAGGTGCTTCAGTAGCATCCTCCGTAGCGAGTTCGGCGCGAGTGTTAGGACGTGGTGCTGAGCCATCAAGACCCAAAACCATATCCAAACGTGCCTTGAGTTCCGCATAGGACTTGAAGTGCTTCGGGTCAACGAGTTCCTTGAGGGAATACTCCTTGTTCCAAACTTCCTCAAGTTTATCGTCCTCATCGAATAGTGGTGCGGGGGAATCGAATTCGGACTTATCGTAGTTGCGGTATCCCTCAACATTACGAATTTTCAACTTGAAGTTAGCACCCTTCCAAAGATCGAAAGGATTAACTGGCTTTTCATCCTCAAACTGAGGATACATCATATCGTTAATCTTATCGAAAATCTTTTTACCATATCTAAAGAGAAATACTTTACCCTCATTGGCAGGGTTGGATGAGTCCTTCAGCACCATAATATTTGAAACATAAGTTAGGCGACGCTTTTGCTTACGTGCGAGTTCCTTATCGGACTCAATACCGCTGTTCCAAAGTTTGCTGTTGTACTCACCAACAGGGTCTTCCTTGTTCAAAGTCGTGAGTGACTTCTCGATATACCAAAGACCGCTTGGTCCTTGGAAACCGTGATCCCAAATGCGGACAAAAGGAATGTCCTCATTGCCTGGGGCTGGAAGAAAACGGATGAGGGCAAAACCATTACCTGCCTTATCAACCGTTGGCTTCCAATACTTTTCTTCTTCTTTAGAATTATCGAATGTGTTTTTGTTTAGTTTCTCCAACTCTTTGGTGAGTTTATCGAAACTGCTTGCGCTTGAACGCTTTAGGTCAGCAAATGACATATGTATCTCCTTGTATATCGTTGTATTACTTTGTATATCGTAGTATATGCCTTGTGGGCATGGTTATTTATATTACTTCGTCATGATCTCGTCGCCAACAACCAGAACGTCAAGATCACTTGTATCAAATAGTTTCTTTGCGTCATCCACGTATCCAGCAATAGGTGCGCCATTCACATTGAGTGAAGTGTTTAGCACCATTGGAATACCAGTTTTGCGTCGGAAACTTTCGATCAAGTCTCGGTAAATTGCATATTGTGGCTGCTCATTCACTGTTTGAATTCGGCAAGTACCATCAACGTGCAAAATAGGTTTGAATTGAGTCTTATCAAGAGCATCAATTACATAAAGCATATATGGACTTTCATAGTCGCAGTCAAAATATTGGCTGGTGTATTCATTCAAAATAGATGCACCAAATGGACGGTATGGTTCACGCTTTTTAACACGCTCATTCAAAATGTCCTTACCGTTTTCAACATTTGGGTTCATCAAAATAGAACGATTGCCCAACGCTCTTGGTCCAATTT